TTAATGTATTTTTAAATGAAAAATGTAAAGATGCTTTATCAATGGATGAATTTATAGATAAAATAGAAGTTTCTATGAAAAACTTATTAATAACAAAAGAAAAAGGACAAACACATGGTATAAGTAATATAATAATAGAAAATATGAACAAACTATCATTATATGAAAGACCAATGCATTGCACTGATAAGAAACGAGAAACATTATATGTAAAGAATAATGAATGGGAAAAAGATGACAATAAACAGCATATAAATAAAGCTTTAAAAAAGGTTGAATCAAAACAATTAAAAAACTTGAATGTATGGTTAGAAAAACATCCAAATTATATGAATAATCCTATAGAACAAGAAGAATTTGCGAAGTTAATGAGTGAATGTGGTAAATCAATAGATGATGGAAGAGAGAAAATAATAAAGAAGTTATGTGATAATGTATATATAGAAAAAGTAGATGAATCTTAAATTTCTAATGTATCAATATTAAATATTTTGGCACTCTTATTTATTTCTTTTTTACCAACAACAAATTTATTGAAATATTTATTATTTAATTCTTGAGAAGGAACATGTGTATGAACTTTTCTAGCAATCATTTTATATAATTTAAAGTCAGGGTATCTCTCTTCACCATCATTTTTATATAAAACATTTCTACCTTTGTCATCATTACACCAATTGATTATAATTTTATGTATTGGAGATTTAATTTTATCAATATCATCATATAATTCATAAATATAATCTAACATAGAACATCCTAATCTACATAAATCAAAACTTGGATTTGGTTGAATAACTGGTTTCTCATTATCATAATAAGGTTCAAAATTATATTGTGTAGCAGCATCTCCATCTTTATGAAAACTATCGCTACACATTAAATGATTTTTGTATTTGTATATTGCTCTACCAAAATCAATAATTTTGAAAATTTTACCGAAAGTTTTAACTTTATAATGTTTATCATTATATTTGTAATATAAATATTTCTTTTCAGTTTCAATATACATAATGTTATTTGTATGTAAATCATTATGTGTAAAATCAAAAAGTTTTTGATATGTTATGAGAATCATTAGAATTTGTATTACTATACATCCCAATTCTTCTTCATTAACAATATCTTCAACTAATAAATAATCAAGTGTATTTTTACATTGTTCTAATGCTATAATTTGAATTGGAAATTTATCTATTGAAACAAAAACATCTTCCATTTCACTGGAAGAAGATTCGGAACTTTCTCCTTCTTCATTATCATTTTCATTGCTTTCAGAATCTTCATTTGTAATAGATGAACGTGAAGAACACGAAGAAGATGAAGAATTTGATTTACTTTTACTACTTTCACGATCTTTTAATGATAATGTTTCAAAAATTAACTCCTTTTGTTGAGTAATATTATCTTCATTATTAGATTCTAATATATTATCAACAATATCATCAATAGTATCAGTATTATCAGATATATCTATACTATTATCTATATTAATATTTTCAACATTTTTTTCATCATTCATATCGACATCAATTTCATTCATATTAATATTTGAAAAATCTTTTTCTAAGTCATTATATAAAGGTTTTTCATTATTTAGTTCTTCAATATTCATTAAATCAGTTTCATTATCATCAAATTCTAATCTTTTTTTATTATCTCGAGAATTATTATTTATTATACTTTCATAATGAGGATTCAAAAAATGGAAAAAATTATTGATATTTTTATAAAAAAAATCTTTATCTTCTAAAAATTCCATATCATCACAAATATCAATAATGTAATTATTTTTAATTCCAAGAAAAGATCCATAGAAGTCTATACCGTGTAAAAATCCATAATTATTGTATAATTGTGAAGATAAATATGAGAAAAATCCATCAACATAAGAACAATTATTGTTATCTCTTATTTTTTCTAATACACTATCATCCTTTAGTTTGGGTAATTTGTATATATTTTCATCATTAACATCATATTTTCCAGCTAAAAATTTAACTGGGTCTAAAAGTGGACTTAATTTAAAAAACAATTCATTTTCTTCAATATTATTTGTTTCAGTATCTTCATATTTTATTTTATATTTATTTTCTGATATTTTTTCAGTTATTTCTGTAATACGTTTTTTGTTATTTAAATTAATTGAGTTAAAATTATTTTCATTCAAGGAAAAGAAATTTTCGTATAAAGGAATATAATTTTGTGGGTCATCTACATTGAGCAATTCTTTATTTCTAAAATTGCTAAAAAGAATCTCATTATTATTTTTTGTATAGTTTAGATTCATTAATCAATAATTATTAAATATTTTTTAAATTAAAAATTTTATCTTAATTAATTTTTTAATTGAATTATAATTTTTATGTTTTTCGTTAATATAAAAACAATAATATATAATAAATTATTATGAGTTTAGAATTAAAGAAATTTGATATGAAAAAAATTACTTTTAAACCAGATGAAAATAAAGGACCTGTTGTAGTATTGATTGGTCGCCGCGATACTGGAAAGAGTTATTTAGTTAGAGATTTACTTTATTATCATCAAGATATTCCTATTGGAACAGTAATATCTGGAACTGAAGCAGGCAACGGTTTCTATGGTAGTCATGTTCCCAAATTATTTATTCACGATGAATACAATACTGTTATCATTGAAAATATATTAAAACGTCAAAAAACAGTCCTAAAAAGAGTTAAACAAGATTTAGAAAATTATAGAAAAACTTCGATTGACCCTCGCGCATTTGTTATTTTAGATGATTGTCTTTATGACAACACATGGTCTCGTGATAAGATGATGAGACTTTTGTTCATGAATGGGCGTCATTGGAAAATCATGCTGGTCATAACAATGCAATATCCTTTAGGTATTCCTCCGACGCTCAGAACTAACATTGATTACGTGTTCATTTTAAGAGAACCATATATCGCAAATCGAAAGCGTATTTATGAAAATTATGCTGGTATGTTTCCAACATTTGAGGCATTTTGTCAAGTCATGGACCAATGCACAGAAAATTTTGAGTGCTTGGTAATCAATAACAATGTCCATTCAAATAAATTACAAGACCAAATTTTCTGGTATAAAGCCGAACCACACAAAGATTTTAAGTTAGGTTCCAAAGAATTCTGGGAAATGTCTAAGAATCTTGGTTCAGATGATGAAGATGAAATGTATGACCCAAATTCAGCATCAAATAATAAGCGTAAAGGTCCCAAAATTAATGTAAAAAAGAATAAATGGTAATACTATTTATATAATAACTATTTATTTTCTTTTATATTCTTTTAATAATCATTTTGTTTTTATAATTTTGCTTTCAAATATAAAAACAAATAAAACTTAAAGAAATATGTATAAATATAATTATAAATAATGTCTAGTTTAGATATTGTTGATTTAATTACTAACAACCCTATTACAAAATTGTCTGATACTCATAATAATAAATTTTTAGAAAAAGTAAAAAAAAACTTTAATGAATATGAACAACAAATATTTATAACTAGTTTTTATAGTTATTTGAATTATCATAAAACAGAAGATTATATTATAGATTTAGATAATATATGGAAATGGTTAGGTTTTACAAATAAAGCAAACGCAAAAAAATTATTATTACAATATTTCTTACAAGATAAAGATTATAAGATTTCGCTTGATGCTAGCATCAAGCAAAAAATTATTGAAATTACTAATAAACAAAATTTTGCCCCTGAAGCATCAGGAGCAAAAAATAAAGGCAGCGGCGGTCATAATATTCAAAAATATTATTTAAACATTAAAACATTTAAATCGTTATGCCTAAAAGCCGGAACAAAAAAAGCAGATGAAATTCATGAATATTATATCAAGTTAGAAGAATTAATCCAAGAAGTATTAGAAGAAGAAGCAACAGAAATGAAAAATAAATTATTAATAAAAGACAACATTATAAAAAATGCGAATCAAGATAAATATAAAACAATTGAAAAAACATTAATTTCTCAATTTCCAGTAAATACAGAATGTATTTATTTTGGAACTATTGATAATAGTAATGAAAAAGGAGAAAAATTAATTAAATTTGGACATAGCAATAACCTTCCTTTAAGAGTTCAGGACCATCATAAAACATATAATAACTTTATTCTTCGTGATGTTTTTAAAGTTCATAATAGACAAGAAATAGAAAATACAATAAAAGCATATTCAAAAATAAAAAATCATATGCGAACTATTGAAATAAATGGAAAAAATAAGAATGAAATATTAGCATATGATGAAACCTATTTTACTATTAATCGCCTTTCAAAATACATTAAAGATATTATTTCTGAAAAGACATATAGTATTGAAAATTTCAATAAAATACTAGAAGAAAATTCAAATTTAAAAAAAGAAAATGAAGAATTATTTAATACACTAACGATTACAGAAGAAAAAATAAAAAATTATGAATTAGAGTTGAATGAAAAAAATGAATTAATAAAAAAATTAGAAAATTCTATTAAATTATTAAAAGAAGAAAGTGTTGAAAATATAGAAAAAACAGTTGTTTATAATAACTCACTAATTGAAGATAATGAGATAAATAAAAAATTTAATAAATTTATACATGAATGTTGTATTGTAAGAAATGATGTAGAAGTTGATTCTGGAGATATTATTGGACAATTTAGAATTTGGAACGGAGAGAAACCAAAAAAATTATTATTTGAAGAATTTAATAAATATTTAAGAACTCGTTTTTTAGCATGTAGATTACAAAATCAACAAAAAAATCAATGCGTTCATGGATTTAAGGGGGTAACTATAAAAACCATTAATTATAAAAAGAAAGACATAAATAATATAACAGAGAATTTTTTATTTGAAAATTGTTCGTTCTCTCCAAATTATAGAGTAGCTAATTCAAAATTATTAGAAGAATATAAAAATTACAAAAATAAACTTAATATAGAAATAAATAATAATGAAGTAAAAGAATTAAAAACATATCTTAATAATTGTGAATATGTTTTAAAAGGAACTGTTCATTTACATAATGATAATTTTACATATGAAGGATATTATGGTATTGGTTTAAATAGTGATACAAATGTAAGAATTAGCAAAGCTAATAGTGGTAAAAAAGTATGTAAACTTGATTTAAAAACCAAAACAATATTAAATATGTGGGAATCAATAGCAAAAGCATCATTAGAAGAAAATATTTCAGCATCTAAAATGAGTAGAAGTATCAAAAACGAAGTAAAATATGACAATTATTATTATGCTATATCTAGTGAATAATTTTGCTTTACAACTTGGTAAATCAAAAAATAAATAAATTAATTAAAATTGAAATACTTTTTAATTTTAATTAAATAAAAGAAAAGAGTTTCTTCATCAATTTTTCAAAATGACTACAACACGCAGACAACCAGTTCAAAGACTTCGCCGTTCAAATGCTGTAAAAAATCTACATGGTATTATCAATTCTAGTGAATTAAATGAAGATGAAAAAAATGAGATATAT